GCCTCGGCGGCGAGGAACGCGGCCCGGTTGTACTCGGGGATCCCGGTCATGGGCCCCGAGATGTAGACCCTCACTACTGGCCGAAGATCGTCGTTTTGCCCGTCTTGTAGATCCAGGCGGCGATGCATCCCATCACGACGGCGTTGAACGCGATGGTCTGCCAGCCCTGCGCCCAGTAGCGGAAGACCGCGAGCGGCGCCGCGACGATGAGCGGCGCCAGCGGGTACCACCGCGACAGCGCGCCCTTCGGGTCCAACAACCACGTCGCGACCTTCACCACGACGATGATGCCGATCACGAACAGCAGATCCAGGCCGATTGCGAGTAGATCCATGATGCCCTCCCTATCCGCGATATTCTATGTGGGGCAAATCCCACGGTCTCCCGTCTTTCTTCCAGGCTTGCCACTTCCCGCCAGCACAGGCGTCGAGCCCGCACTCGTCCTCCGCGATCGTCCAGATCATCTGCCACACCTCCAGCGGAGCCGACCACCACGCCTTCCCGTCTTTCGCCGGGGCGATGTCCGCCGCGAGCCCGTCGAGGTGTTTTGAGTAGAGCGTCTGCGTGTTGATCGTGCGGGCCTCGGCATCGGAGATCGCCCACAGGCCACAGAAGGCGAAGACTATCCGGACCTCATCGACAGGCGCCCGCCCCCGCAGGTGGTAGGCGATCTGCACTTCTCGCAGCCGGCGGGTTTCCAGCACTACGACGGGCACCTCGATCTCGACGCACCTGCGGCAGAGCTTGATCGCCGCCGGACGCATGCGGGGATCCAGGTCGTCGATCGAAGTGCTCACCGCCTCATCCTCCGAGGAGCTTCTGCACGCCGAGGGTGATGGCGACGGTCCCGGCCACCCCCGCCGCCCCATAGAGGACCTTCAACGCCACCTTTCCGCCCTTGTGCTCCAGCCTGTCGATGCGCGTGCCGTGCCCACGGATGGCGTCGTGCGCCGCCTTGAGGTCCCTGTCGGTGGCGGCCTTGAGGGCTTTCATGTTCTCTGTTACCACCGCGAGCGCCTTGGCCGTCTCGCTCCCCTCGCCCTGCATCCGTATCAGCGCGGCCTCGTGCCTGTTCACATTCCCGATGATCGCCGAGTCCTGCTCGCACTTCGATGCGATGGAGTGCTCGATGCCCCTGACCTCTTTCAGCAGCTCGAGGCGCATCTCCGCGAAGGCATCAGCCTGCCGCACGATGAAGTCGCGGATAGTCTCGTCGTTCTCCCCGACTTCCTTGCGCAGCCCGTCCAGTTGCTTGCCGAACTCCTCGTGCTCCAGGTGGCGCATCTCGGGAGATTTCTCGCTCATGGTGTGCTCCTCATGGCAGTGCGAATCCCGGCACGCCCTCGACAAACCGCGTCCACCAACCGGCCCCGAGAGATCCGCTATCGCCTCCGAGGTCTTCGGTCGTTGGATTTGTGAGGTCGACCGTTACGGTGGTACCGGCTGAGCCCGCCGCACCGCCGACGCCGGTGCCGGTTGCCGCGGCCCCACCGGTGACTGTCAGCGTCCCGAACGAGGCAGTCTTCGCGTACACCTCGATGTGTCCGCCACCACCGCCGCCGCCGCGACCGTATGTGGCGTTGCCGGCGGCTCCGCCCTTCGCCCCCGTGCAGGTGATCGTCCCGACCACCGGGGATCCACCGAGGGCGTAGATGATCACAACACCACCAGCGCCACCGCCACCGCCGCCATGCACTCCCGCGCCTCCGGTATTCCCGTTGTTCGCTATGGTCCCGTTGTTGGTGAAGTTCCCCTTGACGATGAAGATGATGAACTCGCTGCCATCGCCTCCGTCGCCAGCGTTGGCATCAGAGGTTGATCCGCCTCCTCCGCCGCCGCCACCGCCACCACCGCCGCCACCACCGCCGCCGTAGCCGTTGCCCCCGGCGCTTGAGGCACCACCCGCGCCGCCAACGCCACCAAACGAGAACGGCCAGCCGGTGCCGAGGTTGACCTGGGCCGTGATGAGAACGCCACCGTTCCTTCCCTGCCCTCCCGCGCCCCCGGTAGCCAACCCACCACCCCCGCCGCCGCCGCTCTGTCCTCCGCTGATGGTCCCCACGGAACCAGCAGGGGAAAGCAGACCACCCCCGCCACCGCCCCCCATCAGCGTGCTACCCTGCCCTCCGCACGGTTCGCGCTGAAGCCCGGCATATCCCCACTTGCCGATCGTCAGCGTGACGCCGGTGTCGATAGTGAGATCGCCCTCCACGATCACGCACCGCGCTTGTAGCGTGCAGTCGCCGGTGACGTGGATGCTGTTCGCGTGGATGATGCGCTGCGTGTAGATGCCCGCAGACCACTCGACGTCTGGCGGGGTGCTCGCCGCGACGGCCGGCGCCGCCGATGCAGCTGGTATGCTGGCCGCGACCCGGTTGATCTTGTCCAGTAGGTCGAGGATCGCCCTCTGGATTTCCTCGGGCTTGTTCGACTGCGGCAGGAGCGTCGAGGGGTACTTCGCCATCGGCTACCCCGGCTTCCCCCAGGCGCCCTCGGTTCCGAGCGCCGCGGCGCTGCCCTGTCCCTGGAGGTTCGCGGGCGGGGCCTGCGGCTTCGGCACGCTCGGAGCCCCGGTGTAGACCCGCTGCGCCTCGAGCGCCGCCCAGATGTTCCCGATGGTCCGCTTCCCCTTCAGCTTTTCCTTCACCGGCTCGCTTGCGGGCGCCGCGGGCGCCGGCGCCGCGTCCGCCTTCGGCGTGGCCGGCGCGAGAGGCTTCAACAGCTGCTCGATCTCTTTCTTCACGCCCATGCGGTGCTCCCTCCGAGCCCGTACTGGCTGAGCTTGTCCAGGTCCAACCCCCAGTTGGCCAGGTGGTCGCGGATGAGCTGCTTCTTTCGCGCGAGCGGGATCTTCATCCCGATGATCGCGTTGAGCTCCGCTGTCACCTGGTCGAGCACGCGCTTCTCGGGCATCTTCCCGGGCTCCGCCATGAGGCCTGCGGCGAAGTCGCGCAGCTGGTCGTAGGCGATCTTCGTTTCGGTGTCCTTGCCGCCGAGGCCCAGGACCCCGCGGTTGCCTTCGAGCGCCTGCTCGAGGTCGATGTCCTGCAGCTTCAGCGCGGACTCGTACGAGCGCAGGTAGTGCTCGCGCTCCTGCTTGTCGGGGAAGATGGCCCCCGCGGTGTAGCGCGGGTCGAAGTTGTCCGTGGCCTGGGCGATGGCCGCGACGAACTGATCGCGGCTCATCATCGAGCCGTACTGCGGGGCGATGTAGAGGTCGTACATCCCGTTGAGCTTTTCCCGGATCCTGTCGGCCCAGGCGGCGTTGACCTGCTCCTTCGCGGTCTCCTTCGCCTCGGGGGAGGTGGTCGCCTCCGTCTTCTCGATCGAGGTCTCCGCGGGTTCCTTGCCGCCCTCGATCTCCGGGGCCGCCTCGGGCTGCTCCTGCTCGCCGGCCTGCCGCTGGAGGGCTCCGATGGCCGCGGAACCCCCGCGGGAGCCGAGGATGCTGCCGATCGCCGGGGCGGCCTTCTCGAGGCCGGCGGGGAGCGCCTTCGGCAGGATGTCCCGCAGCAGCCCGGCGAGGCGCCCGGTGCCCTGGGTCGCGGCCTTGGCGAACAGTTTGTTCAGGGCCGCGCCGCCGAGGGAGATACCCGCCATGCTCCCCAGGGCTCGCGGCCAGGTCGTCGGATCTTTCGGGTCGAATTGCGTGGCCCCGACTACGCCTCCGAGCGCCACCCCCGGGCCGTACTGCTGAGCGCCCGAGAGCATGTTCTTCAGGAACTGGCGCGGGGCGGTCGGAGATCCCGCGGCGGTGGCGAGGGTCCGCGCCTCGTTCCACGCGAGGGACTTTTTCAGCACGAGGAGGGCCGGGTACTCCGCTTTCAGGTTCGCGGGGACGAAAGCGTTGTCGATGGCGTCGCGCAGAGCACCGTTGATGTCGGCCTCGATGGTCCCGAGGTGCCCGGCGGTGTTCTGCCGCTTCAACCCCTGCTTCATCCCGTCCCACAGCATCTTGCGGACGGATGCGAGGTTGTCCGCGCCCTTCGTGCGGCTAACCACGTCGTTCAGCACGTCCTGCGCGTACTGCGCGTATGCCTTCCCGGTCATGGGGTCGGCGATGTTCGAGGTGAGGGCTTCCATCACGTCGGGGTGGTTCACGACGTCGGGGAGGAAGTCATCGATGGTTTTCCCGGATGCCTGCCACGCCCTGTCGATGTCATCCCAGATCGCGCCCTGATCGGCGAGGAAGTCTTTGATCGCCCCCTTCCCCGGGCCACCGGCCCGCGAGATCGCGTCGGCCACCTTCTCGTTGACGTCCTCGATCTTCCCCGGGGTCACGCCGAGCTTGCCGAACAGCCCCTCCGATGCAGTCTTCATGACCTCACGCGATCTCACGCCGGCCGCGGCATTCACCTTCGTGTTCAGCCAGTTGCGCGCGGCCTTCCAGCCCTTGTTGAGCAGTCCGCCCAGCGCCTCGCCCGCGGCTCCCAGGACAGCACCTCCGGCCAGTTGCCCGAGGCCTCCCTTCACGGCCTTGCCGACGTCGCCGGTCTCGATGGCCTGCGAGATGGTCGAAGGGAGGGCGGTCGGCGCCGTGTTGATCGCACCCCGCGCGAGGGCGGGCAGGATCCCCTTCGCCGCGAGCCCCGATCCCCCGGCGATCGCGCTCACCGCGGGCACCGCTCCGGTGGAACCGAGCCCGCCGGCGATGCTCCCGAGGATGTTCGCCCCGGGCTTCTCCTTCTTCGATTCCTCCATGAGCTTGCGCTGCGACTCGGGGATGAGCTTCAGCTTGTTCAGCACGCTCTTGACGAACGGCACTCCCTCGACCACGCCCTGGTTGAATGAGGCGATCCCCTTCAGCCACTCGGGGACGTCGGGTGCGGGAGCCTGCGCCGCGGAGGGCGGGGCCGCGCGCTCGGCCTTCCGCGCCTCGTACGGTGCGGGGTTGTACTTCTGCGCGAGAACAGACGGCAACCCGTTCAGCCGGGAATCGAACTGCTTGAAGGCGGGGTCGCCGATCTTCTCGAAGAATCCTGCCATCTCACTGCCCCTTCAGCTGCGCCACGATGTTCGAGATGATCTTCTGCAGGTCGCCCTGCGCATCCTGGCCGGAGGCCGCGGCCCGGGCCCCCGCGGCGATCTGTGCCTCGCGCAGCCTCGCGTCCCGATCCTTCTGCGCCTCGGCCGCGTCGAACTCCCGCTGTCGGTCGGCCTCCTGCTTCTCGGCCTCGGTCGTCGCGGCGAGCCGGCGGTTCTGCCAGTCGTCCTGCAGCTGCGCGACCCGCATGTTGAAGTCCTGCTCGGCCTTCGCCATCTCGGTCTGGAACGTGCGCTGTGCCTCCTCCGAGGCTTTCGCCGCGTCCAGCTTGTCCTTCGCGACCTTTTCCTCCCGGCGGATCTGGCCCTCGAGCGGGATGTTGCTGCCCGAGTAGCCGGCGGCGAACCCCTGGATGAGCTCGAGGATCCCCTTCCCCGTCATCTTCGCGAGCTTCAGCAGCTTCTCGCCGATCTTCGGTTCCTTCTTGATCTGCTCGGCCACGGCGAGGGTGGCCTGCTGCTGTTGTGCCTGCTGCGCCATGCGCTGGTCGGGCTGCTCGAGGTCCATCATGCTCGGGGCGGCCCCGGTCTCCGTGGGGGCCTGCGCCCCGATGGGCGGAACCTCCTCCGGGACCGCGGCCTCGGGGGCGGCGGGCGGGGTGACGGCCGGCGCGGGGGTGACCGCGGGGGCCTCGCCCTCGGCCAGCTGCCCCTTCATGGCGTTCATGGCCTCGATCCTCGCGAGCTTGTCGGCCGCCACGTCGCGCGGGGTGACCGCGGGGCTCGGGGTGCCCACGGGGATCAGCTTCGGGGTGATCCCGGGGGCCACGACCACCGCGTCGTTCATGGCGTCTGCGGGATTCGCCAGCGCCGCGGCAGCGGCCTCGGCCCGGGCCTGCCGGTCGGCGGCTACGTCGAGCGGCGTCACGGCCGGGGTCGGAGTCTCCGCGGGGATGACCTTCGGCGCGACCGTCTTCTCGGCGGGGGTGGTGGCCGCCATGCGCGCGGCCAGGTCGGGGCCCGCGTCGGCCACCGGCACGTTCGCCTTCCCGGCCTTCAACTTCTGGCCGAGGGTGAGGGCGTAGATGCGGTCCGCCAGGTCGCTCATTTCGTCGCCGCCTTCTTTTCAAGAGCCCGCAGGCGTCGGATGGTCTCCATGAGCATCGCTGTGTTGGAGCCCGTCTGTTTTGCGACGTCGATCACTTTGCCTGCGGGCGTTTCTCTCACGTTCTCCGGCAGCACCTTCTCCACGTCCTGGGCGATGACCCCTACCTGCTCTCCGCCGCCGTCCTTGTAGCGGAACCGTTTCGGGCCGATCGTCTCCGCGGCCTCGTCGATGGTCTTGGCGTCCTCGATGTCGGTCTTCGCCTCGCGGTCCGAGAGGAGGCCGAGGCCGGCGCTCGCGAGCCCCGTGACGCCGCCCCAGAAGCTCTTCCCCTTCTCCGCCCCGGCCTGCTGCGTCGCCTGCCCCATCTGCCCCTGGATGCCAGCAGCCGCGAGCCGGTTCTGCGTCGCCTGCCCGTACTGGTTCATTCCGCTCTGGAGGCCCTGCTGGTACTGGTTCGTGTAGAGGTCCCCTGCCTGCTGGCCCCCGAGCATCGCGGCCTGCCCGGCGTTGAGCCCCGAGCTGCGCGCTGCCTGGAGCGCCGCGCGGCTTCCCTGGGTGGCGGCGGTCTGCCCCTGCTGCTCCGCGAGCCCCGAGGCCGCCTGCTGGGCGTTCTGCATCTGCTGAGCCTCGGAGACCCCTCCGATCTGCCCAGCGAGCTGCCCAGCCTTGGCCATCTGGCTCTGACCCGACTTCTGCTGAGTCCCGCCGGTCACGTTGCCCCACCAGTCGCCGACCCCGCCCCAGAAGTTGCTGTTTTTCTGGCGCTTTATCCCCTTCATCTCCTCGACCGTCATCTCACTTGCTCCTCGCGGCGGCCGGGAGGGCCGCGGCATCCGGTGCGAACTCCGCCACCACGTCGTTTATCACGATCCGATCGGAGGTCTTCAGCCCGATCGACACCCCGAGGGAAAGAAGCTGCTTCGGCACCACGCGCAGCCGGTAGAACCCCAGCGGCGTCCAGTCCGCGGGCTTCACGCGGAACGGCGTCTCCTGGTGCAGCTCGCGCTCCACGTCGAAGGTGTCGATGGTCACCATGAAGGAGGCCGCGGCCCGCGTGGCCGAGTACAGCGTGACGATGAATGCCGCGAGCGCGCCCTGGACGTTGCCCGTGAGGCCGAAGTACCCCGACTGCCACACGAGCGGCACGACCGTCGAACCCGCGAGCGCGGAGTACGTGTACCGCCAGCTCGTGGTGTTGTTCGCGATCACCAGGCCGATGGCCGTGTCGTACAGCGAGAGGCCGGTCTGCGCGGCCTTCTTCGCGTTCCTGGTCACCACCCCGTCGCGGACCCACAGCAGATCCGTGGTGCTCTCCAGGACGAGGGTGTTGTCCCGGGTGCTGAACGCTCCCTGGCTGATGACCGCCTCGTCGTTCATCCGCGCTAACTTCGAGAGGGCCCGCCCGCCGTCGAAGGTGTAGATGGAGTTGTCGAAGGCCGAGAGGAAGTACACGACCGTGGGCGAGCTGGCGACGAGCACCATGCCCGCGGCGGGCGCCACCGGGGCGCCCTTGCCGGTGTAAGCCGCCCCCGAGAACGTGGCGAGGTAGATGCTGGCGCCGTCAAACAGGTACGTCTGGGCGAACAGCCGGAACGCCTCGAACTGGCCGGCGAGCTGGTTGCCGAGCTCGTAGCAGAGGTAGTCGCGCTCCACGTCGGTGCTGCCGATGGCCGCCACCCCCGTGAAGATCGTCTCGACCTCCGTCTGCATGACGTCCTCGACGAACGGGTAACCGATGGCGAAGGGGATCCGCGTGTCCTGCATGTAGAGGAGGTTGGCGAGGTCGCCCTTGGCCGCCATGACGTTCACGGACCGGTAGGTCGTGGAGTAGAGGTCGGCGAGGTAGATGTTCACTCCGAAGTCTGGCACGGCCCGGTCGACGAACGTCGGGAGCTCGATGCCCGGGATAAGGTTCGTCGCGGTGGAGAACGTCTGCGTGATGAGCTTGTCGCCGGTGTCGATGCTGTTCACGTGCTGGCCCTGCATGATGCCCACGGCCTTCGCCGAGGTCCCGAGAATCGCGGCTGCCGAGCGGAAAAGTATTCGTCCGTTGTAGTCGTTCACCCCCAGGGTGAGGATCTTCTGCCGCACGTCGATGCAGTTGACCGGGGAGAGCGAGTTGGCGAGGTAGATGTTGTCGCTGACGCGCTGTAGGGTGTTCGTAGATCCCGACTGGATCGTGAAGAAGAAGAGCACACCGTTGTACCGGTAGATGGCGTTCAGCCGGGAGGCGCCGTTGTCCACGACGTGCGGGACGAAGTATTCGTCGAACTCGCCGACGTTCGTCAGCGGAACCCCGAGGCAGTCGGTCGGCAGGGTGTTGCCCGAGGCGATCACGCCAGCGGAGAGCAGCGCCGGCTGCTCGTTCAGCATCACCACGCGCAGCGAGCAAGTGTTGCCCTTGGCGTTGCCCACGAAGTCGGTCAGCCGGCCGTACCCGTTGCACAGCGTGTGGGTCTGCGACTGCGCGTAGTCGAACCAGAGCCCGGGGGTGTGGCTCATGATCGGCGCGAGGTAGTAGTAGATGTTCGTGCCGGTGTCGCTTCGGGTGAAGGTCGCCTCGGCGTAGCCCGGGCCCGAGACGTTCTTCGTGAACGTCGGGGTGTTCGCGCCCATCGCCACGCCATAGTAGGTCGGGGTGGCCGAGTAGACCCCCGCCTGGTTGTGCCCCACCTCGCCGATGCCGGTGAGCAGGTTGGCGGCGTTCTTCTTCACGGGGAACGTGAGGATCGCTCGGGAGTAGGCGGTGCCCGCGAACTGGTCGACGACGGCCCACGTGGCGTCGGTGATCGCGGTCATCGTGGCCGCGACGTCTCCGATGGCGAACGATCCGACGCCCTGATTTCCGACGATGTACCGGTTGGCCTCGAACTTCCAGCCGAAGTTGGTGCCGGAGACCACGTTGGCACACGTCATCACCTGGACGCCGACCGCACCATTTGCGGCAACAGCGCAGAGTCTATTCAGAGCAGGAGACCAGCAGACGGATTCCCATGCCTGTGCGCTGGCAGCAGTCTGTGATGTCCAAGTGATTCCATCTGGCGAGACCATCACGGCTCCGTTGTCAGCCACGGCGCAGAAGAGGCCGAGTTCGGCAGCCCAACAGACGCTGTGCCATGAATGAGCGCCAGAGCTGGAGTGCTGAGTCCAGACGGCCCCGTCCGGGGAGGTCATCACCTGGGCGCCGACCGCACCATTTGCGGCAACAGCGCAGAAGAGACCAAGAGTCGAAGACCAGCACACGGTGAACCATGCCAGCGCGCTGGTGCTCGTATGCGGAGTCCAAGCTGCCCCGTCCGGCGAGGTCATCACCTGAACGCCGGCAATTTCAGTCGTAGCCACGGCGCAAAATAGATGAAGACCCGGGGACCAACAGACGGAATGCCATTCCAGAGCGCTGGCACTGGTGTGGGACGTCCAGACGACCCCGTCCGGGGAGGTCATCACCTGTACACCGACAGCGCCGTTCGCGGCGACCGCGCAGAATAGGCTGAGCTCCGGGGACCAGCAGACGGAGCGCCACTGTTGCGCGCTGGCACTGGTCTGCGAAGTCCACGTGACCCCATCTGGAGAGGTCATGACCTGAGTAGCGGCAACCCCATCCATGGCCACCGCACAGAACAGACCAAGCTCCGGTGACCAGCAGACGGACCGCCATTGCCGCGCGCTGGCACTTGTCCTCGGGGTCCAGGTGATTCCATCAGGGGAGGTCATGACCTGAGTAGCGACAAGCCCATCACCTGCAACAGCGCAGAAGAGACCGAGGGTCGAAGACCAACAGACGGAGTTCCATATTCGCGCGCTGGCGCTCGTTCTCGAAGTCCACGTCTGCCCGCCGAGCATCGCCACGGTCGCGCCGGTCTCGTTCAGGATGAAAGACACGTTGTTGTTCGAAAGGATGAACTGCAGCGAATCGCCGTACGCCATCCCGACGTACTTCACCAGCACCACGTTGAGGATCGTCACCCCGGGCATGACGAAGGTCGTCGAGCGGGAGTGCAGCACGGCCATCGTGGCGGGGTTGATCTCGTCCACGCGGATCGCAGAGCCGACCTTCACGATCCCGAGGATCGTGTTCGCCGCGGTCCAGGCCGCGTCGGAGTACCCGAACAGGGCGTTCCGGTTGGTGACCGCATACGTGCCGACGTTGCCGATCACCGTGTCGTTGATCCGCACGTTGTGCGCCGCGTCGATCTGCAGCAGGTCGCCGGACTTCGTGTAGACGGAGTGCAGCCCCGCGGTGGCGAAGGTCGTCTCCTTCTCGTAGATCGGGGTGATGCCGCTGTTGCGCTCGATGCCCGTGTTCTGGAGATGCTTCGCGTCCTCCGAGCCGAAGGGGAAGAGATCCGCGCCGGCCGGGGTGTCAGTACAGAGCGATGCCTTCAGATTGACGTGGACCGGGGTCGGCTTCGGCATCTACCAGTTCCCCCAGATGCGCCGGCTGTTGCCGATCCGCTGCGGCCGGTAGTCGTCGCGCTTTGCCGCCTTCTCCATGCGCGCCCACAGCCCCGTGGGCTTGCCCGTGGGCGACTCGTCGGCGGTCATCCCGAGCCTCGTCTTCAGCGCCGCGAAGTCCCGCCCGGTCTTCGAGCAGAAGTCGATGGCCGCCTGGTACTCCATGATCTCGTACACCACTTCCGCGGGGTACGTGATGTCCGAGTCCGGATAGTCGGAGACGGCGAGCATCTGCTGACTCTCGCCGGTGAGCAGGGGGACACGGTGGTCGGCCCACGGCCCGATCGCCGTCACGTCCTCGCGGACGACGGTGTTCGTCGCCACCGCGGCGCCCGCCATGGTGAGCCGGCGCACGGCGCCCGAGGTGTCCAGCACGTAGAGGTCAGTGCCGTCCGACACGCATGCCACGACGTTCGCCAGCACGAGGGCTGCGGTGGGGATCACGCGCAGAGCGTTCGCCGCGTCGATGTAGAAGACGGAGCCCCCCGCGAGGGTGAGCCAGGTGCCGGCTGCCGCCAGCAGCAGCACGGGGGCACCGCCGGCCAGGTCGTCGATGAACATCGAGCCCGCGTCGCAGTAGTAGAGGTGGTCGCGGAAGACCGACATGCTGGTCACGGTGCCGGTGCCCGTGATGTTCACCGGCACGAGCGGAGCCGTCACGAGGTCCGTGGGCGCCCGCCAGACGTCTCCCGCGCGAACCCAGTACAGATACCCCTTGTAGTAGGCGAGGCAGGTGACCGCCGTCGCGGCTGCAAACAGAGTCACCGGGGTCGCGTCGGTGTTGTCGTCCAGCGAGCCCGCGGTGATGTTGAGGCCGCCGAGGACGTAGCAGCCGGTGTTGTGGTAGGCGACGTGGACCGGCGAGGTGATCGTGGGGAACGTCAGCGGGGTGGCGCCCGTGGCGTATTCGAGGTCCTCTTCGGGGTGGGTCAGCTCCTCGCTCGGCGGGTAGTAGCGGATGCGCACCTGGTCGTACTGCATCCCGATGACCCACAGCGACACACCGTCGAACCGGTAGGCCGGCGTCGAGGGCAGATCGTTCCTCGCGGTCGGCGGGAACTTGTCCATCGACTTCCACTCGCCCGTGCCGTCCCTGTAGTCGACGGTGCGCAGGCGGTAGAAGTCCGCGGGCAGCGGCACGCGGTACTCGTCGGTGCCCACGAGCATCGCCGGGGTGAGCACGATGATGGCGGTCTCGAGGATGTAGTCGTCGTTCGACTCGAGGATCCGAGCGTACAGGTCCCGCCAGCTTGCGTTGACCGAAGCCGCCTCATCGTCGTGGCTGATGGCCTCGGTCGCGGGAAGGGCGGCGATCGAACGCGCCCGTGAAACGATCTGGGAGACTTTCATCACTACCTATAGTGCCGGGTCAGGACCGGGGTGCTCGAAGTGGGCCCACTTCAAAAAGAAGCCCCGGGAGGAGGCACCCGGGGCTAAACACAGGAGAGCCGCGTTACGCGAGCTCGTGTCTACGCGTAGTGGCCTTCGACCTTGGCGTACAGCGCCACCAGGCCGGTCAGCGCGTCGTTGACCTCGAAGCAGAAGTCCTCGTCCGTGTAGCCGCTCACCGGCAGCTCCCCGCCGAACGAATCCACGAGGTCGATCTCGAGGGTGTACATCGTGGTGCTGAGCATCGACGGCTTGCCGAGGTTGACCATGTCGCTGTTGGTCTTCAGGGCCGATGCCAGCGTGAGCTTCGCGGCGTAGTCATGGTCCCGGATCTTGATGGCGCAGCCCGTGGCGAGCGCTCCCACCAGGGCTCCGAACACGGCACCATCGGTCACCGCGGTGTCCGAGAGCGAAATCCACAGCTTCCGGAGGTAGATGGCCGTGTTCGGGATCGGGCGGACGACGTAGGCCCCGGCGCCCGCGGCCAGTCCGATGTTCTCCTCCAGGGTGGCCGAGCCAGCCGTGGTCGTTGCGATCGATGCCCACCCGGTGTCCACGTCCGCGATGTTCGTGGTGTTCCCGGGCCAGCGTCCCTCGATCGTGACGTCGGGATTCGTCCCCGCCACGACCCCCAGGTGCGTGAGGCCCGAGTACGCCTTGAGCGCCGCGCGCAGGGCATTCGCGACCGTGTTGGCCGCGTCGTTCTCCGAGATGTTGACGAGGATCGGGTACCACCCAGCAGTGACCGGGTTCGCTCCGACTCCGTCCACCTTGAAGTAGACCCAGAACTTCTTCTCCACCCCGAGGTGGTCCTTCAGGTAGAACTTGAAGGACTTGCCGGCGAGAGACCCGCCGACGTCTGCCTCACAGGTGACCGTCGAGAGCTCCCCGATGATGAGCTGGCACCTCTGCTGAAAAACCTTGGTCAGAAGCATTCCGCTTCTCCTTTCTCGCCGAAGCTACGCTCGGCGATTACACGAACCGTCCGACCACGCAGTGGGCGGGGTTCTGCACGACGAACGCCCCGAAGATCGACAGGAGCCCCTGCATGCCCGCGCCGTCCTGGCCGACTGCGGCCGGGTTCAGCGTGAGGATGTCGTCGATGTTCAGAGCGTAGCGATCGGTCGGGGTATCGCCGCTCTCGGTGATCGGGGGGGCGCCGGGCTCGTTGCCCGAGAGGCCGTCGTTGGCCGCCTTCTCGGGGTTGGACAGCGCGACGAACTTCACCACGCGCTTCTCCAGCACGTAGAAGGTGCCGTTCGGGCAGAAGGGATCGGGGATCACGTTCTTGACCCAGGAGGTCGCGAACTGGTAGCTCATCTGCTCGAGGCCGATGACCACCTGGTTCGAGCTCTTCTTGTCCCCGGTGTTGATGGCCTGCCAGTAGTTGCGGTCGGCCTCCAGCTCCCCGATGATGATGGCGTAGTCGTTGTCGTTCATGACGATCAGGTCATTCACGCCACCCTGGAAGCGCGCGAGACGCACCGCCCGGGTCACCGCATGATGGTACGGCTCCAGGCCCGGCACGTCGCGCAGCACGAACCCGCCGGCGAGCCGGTTGACGAACGTCGAGCGGTTGACGGTCTGGAAGAGGGCCGCGATGTAGGCGAGCCACGAGGCGCCGGTGCGGTTGAACCACCACGGCAGCGCCCCGCCGAGGCCCATGGGGAACAGCGGCAGGCCGCCGGCATCCCGGCAGTCGTGCAGCACGACCCACGCGCCAGCGGCGAATCCGCCCGCGGGTGCCACGGGGGCGAACGTCACGGTGTACAGGCCCGCGGCGTCGGGACCGTCGACCTGGGCGACGGTGAAGGGGCCGCCCGCGATGATCGGGTCCGAGGGCAAACCGATCGAGCCATCGGTGATGTCGAACTGGCTGCCGACGTCCAGGCCGAGCACCGTCGAGCTGTCGACGAGCATGGTCGCGGCGCCCGCCAGCACGATCGCCTGGACCGTGCCCAGCTCGCCGTAGCCCATGCCGTAGAACGCCTTGCCGAAGCCCTTGCGCAGGCCATCGGTGGCCGCGAACATCTTCACGACGCCGGCGGGCTCGAAGGCCCCCCGCGCGTCGCGGCTCGCGAGCATTTCCTTCTGCGTGAGCTGGAAGGCGGAGAAGATCTGGCCGTGCTCCGCGGCCATCTGGGCGTTGCGCGCGGTCGTGGCCGAGAGCGCCACGGCGGTCGCGCCGTTACCCGACACGGCGCCGCCACGTCCCGAGAGCATCGGGAAGTTGTAGCTCGCGCCTCCGACGCGCACCTTGTCGATCTGGCGCACGACGGAGCTGTTGGGGAACAGCAGCTGCTCCATCTTGTCGTCGGTGTACCAGACCTTGAAGATGGCCAGCATCTCAGCAGTTGAAACAGGGGGCATAGTTCGTCTCCTCTCTCGTTACAGATCCATCGCCGGGGACCACTTCTTCTTCGGTGGTGCCTTCGGCGGCTCGCTGGGCTTTTCGCCTTCGACTACGACCGTCTCCTTGACGGCCGGGGGTTCCTCGGTTTTCGGCGGCTCCTCTGCCTTCGGAGGCTCGCCGCGGACTTTCGAGATCCGCTCCATTGCCTGGCTGTAGATGCCGTCGATGAAGGGATCCTCGTCCTCGGGCTTGTAGCCTTCGCCCTTCTTCAGCTCCTCGAGGGCGTCGTACAGCCGCTCGTACACGTCGTCGATTCCGAACGCCTTCAGCGGCTCCATGAGCGGATCGAATCTGGCGCCGTGCTTCTGCCGCAGGCTCTCGATGCCTTCCCCGCGGACCTGCGCGATGTAGCGCTGATGCAACGGGCCGAAGAAGTCCTCGTGGATCTCGCGGTCCAACTCCTCGTGGGCCGAGGTGACCTTGTCAACCTTCTCCTCGATGCTCTGCACGAGCTCGAGGACCTTCTGCAGGATGTCCGCGAGGCTGGGGATCTGCTCTTCGGCGGTCTGATGGTTCGGGTCGATCATGGTCGTCACTCCTTATAGTGCCGGTTTCAAATTGGGCCTCCGGCGGTAGGCGCTGAGGCGAGGACGTTGGATGCCTGGGGAACTGGTTCGCCGCCCTGGCCGAGGGCCACGGGGGCCGCCGCGGGCGGGGGCGCCGGCACGGGGCCCGGCTGCATCTGCTGGGGTACCTGGGGCGGGCCCGGGGGCGCCGCGGGGGGCGCCGGAGGCTGAGCGGCAGCGGCGAGCTCGTCCATCTTCCCCTTGATCACGCCAAGAAACTCGACGAGGTTGCGGAGGATCTTCTCGTTGTCCCCCTCGTCCGCGTCGAGCCGCATGATCTCGTTCATGACGTTCTTGTAGAGGTCGGGCAGGCTCACGACCTCGTAGAACTCGAAGTCGCCTTCCTCGGCCGCCCGCTCCGTGATCATCTCGATGTCGTCGCGGTTGGCCGTGGCGATCCCGTAGACCTTCTCCAGGTCGGGGAACTGCAGCATCGAGGCGACCCACTCGGGGCCGACGATGCCCATCTTCTGCAGCTTCTCGACCTGCTCCATCTTCACCTTCGGGGTGTTGGAGAGGGCCGAGGCCGGGGAGAACTGGATCGAGAAGAACTCCCGCTCCCGCTGGAGATCTTTCCAGCTCACCGTGGAGCGGCCCGGCCGTTTCGGCAGCAGGCTGCCCTCGAGCACGTCGACGGCGATCTCGCAGATCTGCATGAGGAACTTCTCGAAGTCCTGCAGCTCGCGGTTGAACCGCTCGCTCTCCACGTCCTCGAGGGTGTCGAGCATCACGCCCGAATTGATTCCGCTGGGCTTCTTCGACTGCGCGGAGAGCATCGAGACGCCCGAGATGTTGTACATGGCCTCGATGATGTCTTTGCGCCGCTGGAGGAGCTGCGGGCTCACCGCCGCGGGCGTAACGACTGTCGCGGGAGCCGTGGCCCCTGGCGCCGGCTCGTATTCGTACACGAGGCCGGCCTTCCCAGCGTCGAGCGTGGAGGCTTTGATCCCGCCGATGGTCGGGGTGAGGATCAGGTTCGCCGGGGTGTTCTCCTCGGCGTCGTGGATCTTCTCGTTCACGAGGTCGAGCTCGCGCTGCAGCGTGATGAGGTCGTCCACGAGCGACGGGGACCACATGCCCTTCACCGGCGGGCAGTAGTAGATCGAGGCGACGGGCGGCCGCTTGAACTTGATCGCGGTCTCGCGCATGAGATGCCCGTCGACAATGTCGTAGCGGATGCCCTCCTCGAGCAGGTAGTAGATGCGGTACTTCTCGGCGCGATAGAACGGGTTGTTCTGGTAGCTCGACCAGGGGGCCGTGTCCTTCTTCAGGATGTCTTTCAGCGCGACGAGCGGGTACTGCCGCAGCTCGATCATCACGCGCGAGGTGTAGCCGAAGTTGAGCTCAGCCGGGTCGTAGAAGTATTCCCACGGCCGCAGCCGCCGCGGCTTTCCGGTCTGCTCGTCGATCCAGATGTAGCCGGCCTCGAAGATCTGCGCGTCGCGGTAGCATAGGTTCGCGAGCTGGTAGATGCTCTCGCGCTGGTACCACTGATCGGACCACTGCTGCCCGATACGGCAGACCTTCCGCGTCTGCCACTTGCCGTTGACCGGGTTGAAGAACGGCCGCACCTTCACCTGGCTCATCTTCGAGAGCTTCGTGTCGATGCAGCTCTTGATGACGTTCTCGATCGGCCACGGGAGGGCGTTGCCCTCGCTCGCGCCGAAGTTGTACGAGACAGGGTCGTTGTACAGGTTCCAGATGTCCTCGCGGCGCTGGCCGTTGTTGTTGTAGCGGTTCAGATTCCGCAGATACTTCATCTCGCGCTTCGAGAGCCAGTTTGCGAGCTGGTTGGCGTCGGTGAGGATCTTCTGGATGTCCATCAGAACGTCTCGTCGTGCGGCGGGGCTGACCGCGGGACTCTATCGCGGACCCCGAATGTCACCTTCACGTTGCCGGGGAAGGTGATCTCGGAATAGAACCCGGGGTTCTGCTTGGCTGCCGCGTTGACCAGCGCTTCGATCAGCGGGTAGTTGAGGGGGTGCTTCTGGAGGTCGATGTACTCACGGCGCCGGCGCTCGAGCTCACGCTGTCGGTCGGCCTCTTGCTTCAGGAGTGCCCAGGCTTCAAGGAATCTCACACCCCCTATAGTGCCTGTCCGGAGGGTGAATCTTGGTTTTTGGCTATTTCGGTGTGACGGCCTGGACTTTCGACTTCAGCCAGATGTACCGGAAACTGTACAGCATGGACTTCGTGATCTCGGGGTGGTAGGTCTCGTCGTCGATGCGCCGGGTGAGCTCGTCCTTCTCGTTGCGCGCCCAGATGATGCGCCGCGTTTCCTCCTCGAACGGCCCGACGATCTCCTTGCCGTCGAGCACCTGCGGCTCGCGCACCCGAAGCCGGCCCGAGCTCACCTCGTCCTGCAGCATCTCGATCATGAGGTCCTGTTGCCCCTGGTAGGCCGGCTGCACCGTGATCCCGAACTGCTGCGCCAGGTCGTAGGTGATCTTCTTGCCCAGCCCTTCGGTGTCGCAGAAGAACGGCACGGCCTTGTTCGGCACCTTCGCGAGCAGCGGGTTGCCCACTACCTGTGCGAGTCCGCGCTTCACCTGGGCGGCGAAGTCCGCGATCCCGGTGCGATTGCCCTTGTACTCGAACAGTGTGAACCGTTCGGGCTTGTGGACGCTCGCCATGTTGATGACGCAGCTGTCGGAGTCGTCGAATCCGTAGTCGATGCCGCCCGAGAAGAACACGTCCGCCGCGGGCTGCCCGGCGATCCACGCCGCGAGCTCGGCCTCCTTGAAGTGGTTCCGAGGCAGCAGGCGGAAGACCACGGCCTCCGTGTCGTAGACGCCGATCTCCCCTCGGTACTCCCGGCGGAAAATCTGGTTGTCCTTCTTCCAGCCCTTCTCCTCGAGCACGCGGCCCAGAATCTCCTCGTGATCCGGGATGTAGGGATTCACCGTCATGTTCCAGTTGAACCGCGAGGTCTGCGGGCCGTTCTCCGCGTACTTCTCCTCTGCATAGTTGCCGGCCACCCGCGAGGGGGTGCCGCCGAGGCAAAGCTGGGAGTCCGCGAAGTCCTTCAGCGCCGGGCCCAGGATCTCCTCCGTGAGCATCTTCAGCTTCTCGTAGCTGCGGCTCTGGCACTCGTCCACGATCGCCATGAGCAGGGAGTGCCCGCGCATGTTCTCGAGGTCCTGCTTCGTGGCCGAGCCCTTCACGAAGATGCGGACCCCGGTGTTGAGCTCCGCGCACTGCTCGGCGATGTGCGGCTTGAAGGGGACGTGGAGGTAGTTGAGCACCGCCATGAGCTTCGGCCAGAAGATGTCGAACGCCGCTTTCGCCGTGAGGCCGATGTAGAAGATGTCGCCTTTCTCGTGGCTGATCGCGCAGTCGACTGCCTTCGCCGCCCAGGCGTCCGTCTTGCCGGCGCGGCGCCCGCTGACGTTCACCACGAGCTTCTTGCGCGAGAGCAGCACCTCCCGCTGCTCGTCGAAGCAGTACAGGGCGAGCAGGTAGCGCAGGTACTTCACGTCGTCGGTGCGGCGGTTCTGGAGGATGTCGTCGATCTTGTCCAGGTGCGGGAGAATGCGCTGCACGAAGTCGCCGAGGGGCCGCATGTCCTTCGAGGTCATGACGGCCTTCATGTATCGGTTCAGCGCCGCGATCGCGAAGGGAGTGGCGTTCGGGTTGTCGAGGGCGAGCGCCCCCTGCTCGTTGACCGGCGCCTCGATCATCTGAGCGAAGAGCTGCGCGGCGAAGTGAGTGTACCCCGCCACCCTGCCCCGAGGATTGCCGGACTGACCTTTCTTGAACCTGTGCTCGACGGGCGGGTTGGGAATCATCACCCTACATAGTGCCGGGTAAGGCGGGGGATTTCGCCTCGAGGAAGTGCTTCATGCGCTCGAAGCAGATGCGGTACTCCATGCCGTGCTCGGCCCGGCGCTTCTCCAGGTAGCCGCCGGCGACCAGGCGGCCGATGAACCAGTAGTACCGCGGGGGGCGCAGGCGCATCTCGCGCATGATCCGCGCCTCGTCGGGGGAGAAGAACATGCCGTGCCGGCCGCTCTTGTCCCACCGCTGGGGGAACTGGTTGTACAGCTGCATCATCACGAGGGCCTGGAACGGCGACATCTCCCGCAGCAGCCCGTCGCGGAGACGGAGCGCAGGGTCACCCGCCACGGCCGAGCATCCTCTCGATGCGGTCGATGACGTACGCGATCGGCGGCTCCCCGTCGCTATGGATCTCCTCTGTGCCCTCGTATGGCCGCGCCTGGCCGAGGCGCCGGCACTCCACGAGCTCGACGTGGGCAGCAAGTAGGAGATCGCGCACCGCAGCGGAGGCTTGCTTGTCTATCCCCTCCGCGGTCTCTGCCGGCTTCTCATTGATCCACATGCCGTGCCAGCAGAACGGCCCAGTCATTGACCGAGTGAAAAAGGATAGGGATACTATGAACTTCTCTTCTTCACGAAGCAACCGCTTCAGCTCCTCGATCTTCCTGTCAATCTTCTTACGCTTCATCTCTCAGCCACCTCACCAGCTCCTCGATGAGACTCGACACGCTCATCTTGTTTGCCTCGGCGTAGCGTCTCGCGTAGTCCGCCAGCTCGGGCAGCAGGCTCGCCTTGACCACCTCGCGACGCCGGCCTCCAGTGGAACGTGCGGAAAACCTGATGCAGCGTCTCGGCGTGTTCGTAGATCCATCGCCGCTCAACATACTCTGCAATCCTCCTGATCGCAACGCGGTAGTACAACGAGCGGCACAGGTCCGCCGCGATCTTCTTTCCCTTCGGGTGCTCGGCTACCAGCAGGTCGAGCGCCGCAGCCGCCGGCACCCGCTCGGGGTTCTCGCCGATCGCGGAGTGCCGATCGATGTCGCCGATGACCGACAGGTGATCCTCGAAGCACTGCTGTCGGCTGCGCGCAGGGGCGAACATCACGTATCGCACATCGCACCGCAGGCGGCTGCTGAAGTTGCGGACCCGGTAGTCGGGGTGCTTCAGGTACTGCGCGATGAGTCTCGCGCTGGCGTCTGTGGCGAGCTCCTCGATCTGGTCGACGGATAGACGAAGCCCGCGGCGCCGGCATTCCCACCGCACGATGCCCGCGGCGATGGCCTGGCACTCCTCGCGTAGCGGCGCCAGGGCCTCGGCGCGGCCGGCGTGGTAGATCGACTGCAATCCGATGGCCCGCTGGTCCGGCGTCACCGCTTCACCTTCTGTTGTCCCGCCTGCTCGACCTCGAGCCGGCACTTCCCGCGCTGCGACGGGTCGTACCACCGGCAGCGCTTGAAGCACTGCGCGCGCTTGAACCGAGCCGGCACCATCGGGCACCTACGAAGACGTATCTGCATGGCTCCCCTCCCTGCTGCCGCCTGCACGTTCACGCGCCCGGCTCCCGGATCAGCGGCAGCAGATCCACGCCGGATTCCGAGAGGAAGCAGTACAGCCCGCTCTCGAGGCGGTTGATGGTGTCCTCGTCCAGACTCAGCACGAGCTCGTCGCTGATCAGGTGCAGCGCCTCGTGGAGCACCGTGGCGATGGTCCGCTCCGCTGGTCGCCCGCGCTCGAAGATGATGCGCAGCATGTCGTGATTCTTCTCCCCGAGCCCGCCGTCGATGTGGTCGACCCACGTGAGCTCGTAGGTCTTCCCCTGGATCACGAGGTGCTGCCGCTCGCTCACTTCCGCGCCTCCTTCTCGGCTGGCTTCTTCAACCGCCGCAGTTCCGCTATCCGCTCGGCGAGCTGTCCGGCTCGAGCGTTGTAGGTTGTGGTCTGCGCTCGGCTCACGCCACATCCGTTCCGCTGCGTCTTGCGGAGATAGCCGGCGTGCAACTTATCGAGCCGCCGTTGGCATTCAGCGATATCCTCGTCGACCGTCACGCCTTCTCCTCCTTCGGGTAGCGGCGGGCAGCTTCGGCTTGTGCCTCGTCGCGGCTCGGTAACCTGCCGGTCGTAGCGAGGATGTGGTACATCCACTCGCCGTGGTTCATCCACGCCGCCTGCTCCCGCTCGCGGACCTCGGGTTCCAGCAGGGCCAGGATGCGGCGGGCCTCGGCTTCAAGGTCGACGAGTGCCGCCCCCTCCCATTCTTGCAACTCCCGCGCGATCTTCTCCACGGCGGTCATGGCTTCCCTCCCAGCAGGGCGTCGCAGCGGCGGTTCCATTCATTCCTCAATGACCCCGGCAACATATCTGGTACAGTCGGCGAGGAGAGTGGAGCGTTCTCCAGCAGCCAGCGCACCTCCCGCCACAGCCCGTCGTCGGGGGTGGAGAGCGCGGCGAACAGACATCCATCAGCGTGACTCATTTCAGCCCATTTCTTGCCATCACTTGATACATAACAGTATGGGCAGCCATGACGCCCACCCCCATCGACATTCACCACGAAATATTCCTCAATCCAAGCCAGTATCTCCCGCATCCTCTCGTTGGCGAGGCGCAGGGTGCGGATGGTGTCGTCGCTGATGCTAAGCTGGACGGGGGTTTGTATCGCCGGCTGGCTGTGTTGGTATTTCACCATGTCGCGGCACATCTCCTCAGAGTATGTGTGCCAGTTCCCGCAATACGAGCACTGGCCTATAGACGTTCCGCCAGTTGTTATACCGCTCACCTCTCTGCCTCCTTCGCCCTGCGCGCCTCGATGCGGGATTCTAGGTGCAGAATATCACCGCAAACCATGGGACTCTCGGGATGTACTCGACACTCGTACCACGCCCGATAGTCCGCAAGCTCGGCCCGGCACTCGGCCAACTGCTTGGCCAAATTAGATGCAGCCACCTTCTCACCACCCCCGACATCGACGGGGGCTATCGCCACATCAAGAGCCTCGTGACACTCGGCCAACTGCGTGGCGAGGGCGTTGCGGGCTTCCTCGGCTTCCGCAGCGGCGTAGTGCGCGAGCGATCTGCCGAGGCTCATCCCCTGCCGGTGGCATGCCTCGACGTTCTGGTTCGCCGCGGCCTCGGCGAGCTGGCATCGCCTGTTGAGGCGCGTGTTCGTGGCCTGGGCATCGCCGAGCGCCGCGTCGAAGTCCTCGAGCAGCGCCTTCCACGCAGCCGGCAGCGCGCTCCATCCCTCGGTCGTCTGTAGCCGGTCATGCAGTTCCTTCGCGGTCATCCCTTGCCTCCTTCGCCCGGCGGGCCTCGATGCCAGAGAGTGCCTTGCTCGCGTGGATGTACACCTTGTCCGGCTCAGTCGAATCGCGGATGCACCTTCCCAACGCATTTCGGCACTCGGCCAGCTTCGCGGCGATGGCGTCGCGCTCCTTAATGGTGTGGGCAAGCGCGGCGGTGAGATGCTGGTACGACTCCTCGGCGGCGTTGCGCGCCCGCCCCTCGGTCAGTAGCGCCTGCTGCGCGCTGAACAGCGTCGCTTCACGGTCGGCCAAGTCGAAAAGCATGTGACGTGCCATCGGCATCCAACCAGGTGCCGGCCTGTCCGTCGCACACTTCGGCTCGTACCCATCCAGCCGTGCTTCCCATTCCTTGCTAGTCATCACTCCTCCCCCTTCAGCGCGGCGAGCAGGGTCTTCTCGTTCGCCAGTTCACCCGCCGCAATCTCTCCACCGTAGGGATTCCCTATCCCGGCCAACCATCCGTTCCACCACACCGCGAAGTGAAACGGCTCCAGTTCCACATCCATCAACTCACCACCACCGGTCTTGTACTTCTCTTTCCCGGCAGCGGCGATTGTCCAGTTGTCGTCTATCTCCATCAGGCATGGAGCGTGGTGATTGTGTTTACATGCGTAATCGGCTATCGCCACCATGAGTTCCGTTACCGCCGGCCCTGACTTGTTCATCCCTCTACCTCCTCAAAGCAGGTGGCTGCGGCGAGCCGGGTTCCCGTTGTAACAAACCCGCCGCTTCTCGCCCGGGCGAAGGCCAGCCACCGTGACCATGGGCCAGTCCGGGACTCTCATAGCCCCG